CAAAAGAGGCGTTGTAGACGTTTCCGATGATGTTTCTCAGGTGATAGCGGGGGCGTACTGTGGTTGCCAATGGTTTCCAGTTGCGGTTGAAGGCTCTTAAAGGTTCAAGGGTGGTCTTGAGCCACTGTGGTTCTCCCATTTCTATCCTGGCAAGCTCGTCTCCCAATTCTTTCGGAATAAATCTCCCTTTGTATTTGGCTAATTCTTCGCCGGTTGCTTTGTTGATGATTTTCCCTCCTTCAAATTCCAAAACGTCGTCCGCTTTGGTTCCGTATTTATCGAAAACCCTATCAATGAATCCTTCTTTGATGTTGGCGGTAGCCGCTTTCGATTTGACTCCTGCGATTGAAACTACAGGGTCTTTACTGAAGCCTTCCACGTCCTTGGATTGCTTCAAAAAGCCTCTCTGCGGACTTGATAGTTTGCCTCCGAATTGGGTTTCTTTGGAAGGATTGAAGAAGTGGTGGAGATAGTTTTCAATCGGAGCATGGCCAGGAGTTTTTTCGAGGGTTTCGAGTCCAGGAAGAGAGCTTGTTCCGAGCTCGTCCGTCTTAGCGACTAGGGGAGCTTTCCCCGCCTTATACCCGGCTATTTTTCGGATAGAAGGCAGTTCTTTCTGCATGTACCAATCGATGGCTTTTTGGATCTTCGGGTTCGGGCTGGTAGGGACATATCCCTCAACCCTTCTTCCCTTATCAATCGCTTCAAAAAACTCCACCCTTTCAGGCTTGGTGAGTTTGAATTCGTCGTCGAACTTGGCAATGGTAGATTTGATGATTCCCTCCTGGGATTTCCTCATGTTGGTGGAGGTGTCGGCTATGTCGTCTGCTACGTCTTTATATCCGAGCCTCTTCAGCTTACCCATAGGGACAAAGGCGTCGTTTGCCTTGTCCAATCCTTCGGCGATGACTGGAACCTTTCGGGCTAACTGTCCGGTAGTCTTAATCCCTGTTTTAAGAACACTACTGGCCCCTGGAGCCGCGCCTAAAGATATGGCGTCCAAGGTTGCGGAAAACGGTTCTTCATAAACCTTCTCTCCGAACCTCGAATATTGCGAATAATTGCCAAGAACTCCCAGCCCCATTTGGGCCAGTTTCTTTTGGTTATCGTTGCCCCCCGCTTGCCCGATTTTCTGCATTTCTTGGGCGAGAAGCTGTTTCTGCTTTCCAAGGGGGATTTTTTTGAGTTGCTGGAAAGATTGTCGGGCTTTCCTGGTGGTATCTCCGAAATTGGCTATGTCGTGTCTCGCCCGCCCGAGTGTTTCGGGGATTAGTTTGACGGCTTCCACGCCGACTCCTCCTATCTTTTTGGCGTTGTAAACCGGATGGGTGATAAGCTCCCTTCCTACTCCCAACATGCCTTTAGCAAAAGAGCCGAAATCCGTACTTGCGTTCTTCACCAGTCCGCCGAATCCGGTCGGTTTTTTCTGTAGCTGTCCGCGTTTCAGGAGTTCCCGACGGGCGAGTTCCTTTTGGACTGCCCGTCTTTGAAGTTCCGCTTGTGCTTGGTGTTTAGATATAGGCATCTAATTTGAAGTTATTTTAATATCCGTATCCCGAGGTAGGTGCTGAATAATCATCTGTTCCGTAGAGCAGGTTCTGAAGTTCCTCGTCCGACATATCCGCCATTCCTCCCCTTTTCAACGGGTCGGCTCCTTGGAAGTTTCCGATTCCTACTCCGTATTTGCCTTGGAGGTAAGACTCTTCATCAATAATGGACTGATTTCCAACCGGGTCAACGTAGAGGAATTCATTCTTTCCAGTGGTCGGGTTGAACTGGGCTGTATACTTGCCTGTTTTTGTCGAGCTGCTATTTCCGTAGGGCTTGTTAATGGCGTAATTCGTCCTCAATTCGTCAAGCCTGAACTTCCTTTCTTGCAGGTCTTGTTGTTGCATTTGGTTCATTAACTGTCCGATTTTCTCCTCGGCGGTAGCGTAATCCCCTTCGAGAGCGTCTTTGAGAGACATTCTTTGGTTCTCGTAAGTCACCCTGGCGGTGTCCCTTTGGTTTGACAGGTCTTGGAGGTCGTTTAGCTTCTCTTTTTCAAGCCCCTCAAAGCGTTTGGCGTAGTCCGAGAAAAGCCTTTCACGTCCTTGCCCGGCTTGTTCGCTGTCACCCGTTCCTACCGAGGCATAGAAAGCTCGAAGCTTATTGTAGTCGGCGTTCTTTTCTCCTTCAAATTCCTCTCTGGCGGTAGAAAATTCTTGGTCTTTCCTGCTTATTCCTTGGTTGTACTGTTCGTCAAGAATCCTAAGGAGATTGTCCAGCTGGGAGACCCCTGTTTTATATTTGCCTTTGGCCGCTTTTCTCATCTGGTCCCTGATTTCTTCCATCTGTTTTTCCTCCGCACTTCTGCCTGATTTTTCGGATTTGGAAGAAGATTTTGAAGATGACTTGGAAGAAGATTTTGAGCCGTAATATTTGTCGTAATCGCTGGACTTATAGTTGTCTGGCAATCCATATCCTGCCGGGCTGTCTATGAGGTCTGTCGGGTCGCTCTTCGGTTTTGAAGTGGCATAGGGGACCATTGATCCAGATGTTGAATATTTTTTGTTTAAGATGTCCTTCTCTTTGGAATAATCCAGCCCGTAAGAACCTCCCATTCTGCTGTTCTTCCTGATTGTGTTGATGGTGGCTTCCCTATTTCTTTTGAAGTAGTCTGTTAGTGCCATAGTTTTTGTCGTTAGTTGACAGTTTAATTGAATTAGTGTTGTATTCTAATTATAACTATTATTTAATTATTATGTTCGAGATACTAGGTTCGCTTATCGGTGCTTTCTTTACCCCTCAAGGCTTTTTGATGTTCTTTGTGGGGGCGGGTGTAGGATATTTTCTGTCTAAAGACTCGCGCTAGAGTCTTACAAATCCGCATTTGCTGTCCAAGATTCAGCAAAACTACCTGATCCTGTTCCAGTCGCCGCCCTATAAGAAGAAAAACCGCCATCATTTAAAGTTCCCTGGTTCGTTCCTGTGCCAAAATTACTATTAGCGATGTTTGATTGAGTAACGGTGGGTGTGACTCTTTTGGTAACTTTGAAGAATATCCTAGTTAATCCAGATACTCCGCTCGAAACATAATTAAGGTACTCTGTCGTTCCAGTTTCATAGTATCTCTGACAAGCTCTCAATTCTTCTTCAAAACTGTTCGGTTGGAATGGAAGTGCTATTTCGCCTACGCAAAGTTGCATTTGAGCTATTTCAAAATAATCATTCGTGCTTGCCGTTCCCACCGGTGAGAATGAAAATCTTATTCCTATTTGGGTGATGTCAGATGCGATGGCGTCAGGAGTTGTTATTGTGAATTTTTGCCATTCTTCCGTAAGCGTTTTATTTTCGCTCACCGCGTCAGCCGAGGTCGTGAAGGAAGTTAATTTTTGATTCGTTCCCTTTCCGGTTACTATTTTCGCTACCAATACATCAGAAGCGGCGGAGAAGTTAGCGCCTTTCCTCGCCCAAAAGGATAAGGTCAGTTTTTTTCCACGCAATTTGATACTGTCTGTTGTTTCGAGAGCCTGGGAGAGAATTATAGGATTTACGGTCGTTCTTCCACTTGGCCTCTGTATCCTCGCACAATAATTTGAACCTAGAACACCTGTCCCATCTTGTCTTGAAATCGTCTTATAATCAGTGGCTGTGGAAGTTTCAGCATAAAACCTGTCAGCGGTATAGTTATTAGTGGTTGTAAGCGCTACAGTCGTTCCTCTCTGCCAAACATCAAAGTTACCATTCATAATAGCTTGGCGAGCCATGCCCAGCACTGAAGTTCCATCGCCTAAGTTTGTGTCTACGTTCGTTTTGGTCGTTTGAAGACCATCTAACTCCGTCGCTGGCACTACCATTCTAACGATCTCATCGATTGAATGGGCGTAGGTGAGGGCGGCGTGGTTTACGTTAGTCGCCGTTTTTGAAGAAATATACGCTACCTCGTAATGCCCATTGGCATTTTCAGCGTCGAAAGCTAAATAGAAGGGAGCATCAATGCTGGGGATGTTGTTTAAAGGCGAGGTCGTCGCTCCTACCGAAATAGCGGAGGTTGGGTTTGTTTCAAAATTGTCTTGATGGTTTATAGCCATAGTTTTAAATTTTTATATAAAGCTTATTTATAGGTCGCATTATCCCGTTGATGGTGGAAAGTTCCCAAGATTTTGTAAGTGAGGTGTCGGTAATTTCAATCTGCATCGTCGCTCCCATCGTGTTTAAGGGAATGTGTACTTTTTCTCCTCCTCCCAAATCCGCCACGGTTCCGCTTCCTTTTTCCACTCCGATTTTCTTCGTCCCTATCGCGCCTGTCCCGATTCCCCCGCTTCCCGTGCGTCCGAAGGTTCCCGGTACGGATGTGAAAAGAACCCCGTCTATATAGACGTTGATCGTCACATCCGAAGACATCTTGCCGAAAATAAGGACAAGGGAATGGAAGAATTTCTGTTGCACCTCGTCCTTGAAGGAAAAAGAGGCGGATTTCCATTTGCTAGATATGGCCGTTCCGGCGTCGTCTTTGGCCGTTTCATCGAAATAGTAAACCTTGCCGTCGGTTGAGGAACCGAAATACAACCTCGAATAACCGTCATCACCTTTGTACTCGGAAAAGCAGTTGGCCCCGATATTCCATTTCCACCAGCCGAGTCTTTGCCGGTCATAGTTTAAAATGGTGTCGTTGGCTGAAGCGCCTCCTGACGTATAGGACAGATAGTAATGGTTGTCGTAATAAATGCCCGCGATGTCGTCCAGCCTGTCTTTTTGGATTGTCTTAATTTCTGGGTCGACGCGGAGGGAAACTATGTTGGAACGAATCTGGTTGGTGATATTCGGCTCGTATCCGAAAGCGAACATTCCCACGTCGTTGAAAAAGAAAATGTCATTGTCCACTGAATCGATGGTTTGGTGGGACACGCAACCCCTGGAAGAGTCGATAAGCTCCAGGCTAATCGTGCCTGATTCGTCTATGGCTTGGGACACGCTCCAGATGGAATTCTCTTTTGTTATGTAAAGATAGTCTTGATGCTTGAAAAGCCCGGTGATGTTTTGTCCGTCGTTTTTTCCGACATACACCGAGGTTGCTAAAGGGTTTGTGGTTACGTTATAAGTGAAGTCGCCAAGGCTGGTGTCCGTTCCGCTTCTGAAAAGCTGGGTAAGGTTAGCGGAGTTTCCAAAAGTCCAAAGAGAACCTTTATAGAATATGCAAGCCTTGCCTGCCTTTCCGTTGGTTGTGTCCGTGATCGTCGTGCCGTTGTATTCCCTTAGCGCGTCAGTCCCATTTTGGATATAAAGTTTCCCCCCCGCCTGGCAGAAGTCAGTCTTGAGTCCGCTCGTCCAGGTGGTCGAACCTATCTGCGTAGCGGTCCCGCTCTCGATTTTGTAGAGCTTGCCCCCGGCCATGACCAAGAGTTCTCGGACGCTTGCATTGTAATAAGTCCCGATTCCGTCAACCTGACCGGCTCCGGCAACCTCGGCCATCAGTTTGTAGCCGGGTCGTTTCTTTAAGGAGTTTTTTCCGACGCTCCAAACATTCGTAGCGATTGCCGCTTCGTTCTCCTTTATTTTTATGTCTCGGGTGTAAAGGTCGAGACCTTTTCCGAAATCCACGAATTGGAATGATGATGTGGCCATTTAAGCTATCGAGCTAAAAGTTAAACTGTTTTCGTTTTGGTTTTGGGCGTGAATCATATCTTTAAGCCTGTTTTCGGCTTCCTGTAGGTTCTTGTCCGCGTCTCCCAACGGGTCTGTCTGGGATTTTCGAAGGTAAGCGTAGGCGTAAGCGCTGACGGCTTCTATGTCTGGAATGATGCACACGTCGGTATTGAGGGTCATAGGGGAGGGCCAGAAAGTATAGAAAAAGGTGAAGGTCGCGTCGGTGTAAGTGTTGAGAACGTATCCGTCAACCGGGTTCCCGCTTATCCAGAAGAAATATCCGCTGTCCTGCTTTATCTGGTCGTCCTCGCTTATCTGGTGATAAGGGTTTCTGTCGGCGTCATAAATCACCCTGTCCGAAACGAAACGGAAGTCGTCAGGCAAATCACCCACTCCATTGACCACGGCGAGAGTCGCCTTTTTCTTGTAAAGAAACTGGCTCATATACTCCACGCCCTTGTTTATCCAATGGTTGCGGTTGGTGTCGCTCGATGTCGGGACCGTGGTTTCTCCGTAGCGGTAGGCTAGGGAGGTCTTTGCGTCTAAAAATGTCGCTTTTGAATACATAGTTATTTTTTGAAATTATAAGAAAGCAATCTGTCAAAAATGTTGGCAAGCCTCCTGTTCGGTACGTTCGGGTTGAATCCCATGGCTTCGGCCATTCTTCTGGCGTTGATTTCCAGCTTCACGTTTTCCGGTCTTCGCAGTCTCACGTTGTCTATCATTTCCGTCATTATCCTGCCGTCGTTGCGGTCCATTCTAGATAAGATGTGGGGGATGGAGCGTCCTGCCACTCTGGCAGTTTTGGCAAATCCCATAGGAGTAGCCATCATCGCCTTGTCGAGTATCTGGGGATCGCGTGTCGCTCTCAGCCTTTGCCTTGCCCCTGCGCTATCCATCTGCGGTAGTTTGGCCCTGGCGGTATCGCCTGCGCTTTTCTGTTGGGCTAGATATGCCTTGGCCGCTGAAGCCCTGCCTCCCATAAATTCTTTTGTCTTATCCCAGAAGTTCATCTTTTTTTAAGTTTAGTTTTCTTATTCTTCCCATCAGCTCCCCGTATTCGGACAGCTTTTTTATCTTTGTAAATAAATCCTTGTCTTTCAGGTTGGTCAGGTTCTCTATTTCCATTAAAAGGACATGATAGTTGGCTTTGGTATTTTCTAGTCCTCTTTCTTCCAATTCGGCTGAAATAAACTTTTCAATTTTGCTCACACTCATCTTTACATTGAAATCCGAGAGGAATTCAGTGGCTTTCAGATAATCAGCCACGCTTCCTTTCTCCTGTGCCTCTGTGGGTTGCTGTGGTGCGTCCTGAGCCTTCATTTGCGGTTGTTCGGGTGCTTGTACTGATTCGGTTACAGGCTCGCTTACAAGTTCGATTTTGGTCTTGAATGGTTCGCTCATTTGGTTGCTTGGATAGCGCTTTGCCAGTTGACGTTCGCTACCCAGTAAGGGCAGTCGTCCACTTGGGTCAGGTCCTTAAAATGTTTGTTCATCGTGTGGGCGAGAATATCCATCGTAAAGGCTTGATGATGCTCCTGTCTTTTCCTGTCGTTTGCTCCGTAAACTATCTGGTTATACCAATCCAGCCCGATTTCTCCTTTTAAAAGGCATTTCAGACCCTTTTCCACGTCAGGCACGGTGATCGTGATGGTTCCTCCGGGTTTCAGAACTCTTTTCCATTCCTTTAAGACTTCCTCCCCCTCGTGCATGTCGAAATGTTCCAATAGGTGTCCTGCATAAATCTCGTCTACTGAATTGTCTTCAAAAGGCAATTCTTCCGCTCTGCATTGCAAATCAGGCTTTATTTTGTCATTGCTGTCAGCGTCTATGTTTATCCACTTAACTTTGGGGTCTTCGGAGACGATATTCCACTCATTGCACCCAAGATTTAGACAGAGTTTCATTTTTGGCATAGCTTTTCAAATAAAGTGACGTATTTATCCAAATGTTTTTCGACTGAATAACTTTCTAAGACCTTCTTTTTTGGCGTTTTCCGCTATCTCTTGCCTTTTTTCTGGGTTTTCTATCAGCCAGGAGAGATATTTGACCCATTCGTTCTTATTTTTTGCCAGAAATCCGGTCTTATAATGCTCAATAGAATCCTTATACGGTCCCCAATTGCTCGCTACGGTCGGAAGTCCTGCCATCGCCGCTTCCATCCACTTGATGTTAGACTTGCTTTCGTTGAATTTGTCGGAGACTATCGGCGCAATCGAGATGTCCAGCCCTAATTCCTGTAAGAACTTAGGAAAATCCTTATACCTCGGCGTTCCTTTGACATAAGTCACTCTTGGAAGTGCCTTGTAGATGTCATCCCAGTGTCCCAGCGACCAGAATTCCGCTTGAGGGTATTTCTTCAGAACCTCGTCCATCGCCTCTATGAATTCGGGAGTGTCCTGCGTATGGTTGGCAGAGCTTATCCAGCCTATCCTTACCGTTCCGGTGTCGTTCTTCTTGATCGGGTTATTCCAGATTGTCGGGTCGATGGTGTTCGGGATAACTACGACTTCCTTGCTCGGATTCCAGTATTTGACTACATCCGCTAAGGCTTGGGTGGAGGTGATTATCGCGTCCGCTTCCTTGACTAGAAATCTCAGGGCGTTGTTTTTCTCGCTTCCTGGGTAATGGAACTGGTAGGCGTAGTTCTTCTCGTTGATGTTCCAAAAATCGTCATCCATGTCGAGGACAAGTTTGGCTCCGACGGCTCTTTTAGCCATCAGTAGATGCAACACCGCCCTCGGCTCGTCGACGTACTTGGAAACCCAGACATCGCCTTTCTTTTTAAGTCCCTTGGCGACCTCCATCGCTTCGCTGTCAGTTCCTCCGAAAACTATCCCTTGTCCGCTCTCGACCGTAACGTTCTTTATCTTCCCCAATGGGTTGACTATCCGGTACCAGCCGACTCCTGTATATTCTCCGACCTTGGACACGTTCCAATCCGTCCAGGTGGCGAAAACCTTTACCTTGTTAGGATGTTTCATTTTGTTCTTTTTCTAATGATTCTTTCTCGTGAAGATATGGGGTCTGCCTTACTCTCAGGTCGTAGGTCTTGGCGGTCTGCTCCCGGTCGAAGAAGTCCGGCATAACCATTCCCTCTCTCGTCCTATGCTCTGGAATTATTTGCGTATGGGTTGTCTTCGGAATGGTGAACAGGTGGTGGTTGCGGTATTGGACCGATAGGATGTCGTTCCTGTTTCTGACTTTTTTGACCTTGAACCTTAGCCTTGAGAGCAGGCGTTCCAGCCTGTCGTTCGCCCTCATAGCTTTACGGTTATGTCCTCCACATCTGCCACGATGATCGCCGACTTCTTGTCCTCCTTTACTTGGAGAGTCCCGTAGAAATTGAACATCACCTTTTCTCCTTTTTTAAACGAACTGTGCGTCGATTCCACTATCACTCCTTTGTTCCCGTAAGTGACATTTTCCTTGGTCTTGAATTTCTTGGTCTGCTCGTCGAAATACTTCTCTTTCTCTATGGTCTTGTCGACCCTGATTAAAGCCCTTCCTTTTTCCGCGTAAACTGGTTTCATATATTGCTTTCACTCCTTGGGGCGAATCGGAGTGAACTGACCGCCCCAGGAACAATATTTAAAAAATAATGTTTAATTTTGACTACCCACCCGTCTTAACATTGATAATCCATGCGGAATTCAATGTCTTAGCCACGAAGCCTTCAATCTTGTAGCCGAGCGTTCCATACATATCCAAAGGATTTGATGTGTCGCTGTCGCCAGAAGTTTTCAGAATCATGCGAGGCTTACCTTTACCGGATGCCAACGAAACCATAGCTACGGCTTCCTTTCCTCCGACAAAGTTGGAGTAAACGGTTGCCGTTGAGCTTTCGGTCTTCTCGTTGTTAGTTTCGTAGATTTCCACTCCGGCCAGTCTTCCGATTTCACCTGCTTTGATTTTCTCAGGCGTCTTGTACTGGTTGGCGGCTACGAAGTTACCCTGGTTGCTGTCTCCGAACAGGTCGAATGTTCCCTGGACGGAAAGGACTCCTCTGTAAACTCCTCCTTCAAATTTAGGAGCTTTGTTTCTTTTAAGAGTCTTGACAGCCTTTCTCAATTCTACGACCGACATAACATCGGAAGTCTGGACTGCGGAAAGGGCTGCTTTGGCTCCAGAGAATTGAACGGTGGCTCCGCTGAACATCTCGTCCCTGATAAGGGTGTCGAGGGTTTCTCCAGCGGCCTGTCCCATGACTTCGGTGTGCTCAGCGAGCCCCTTGTCGATGGTTACGTTCTGGAATTTGCTGGTTAGCTTCTCCCAATCTCCGTACTCAAGAACTTCAGCGGTTACGCTGGTGGCGCTTGTAGATACGCATTCAGGAGTCGTTCCTTCGGTTAGGGCGGTCGTTGCGACTGCTCTAGGTGTCAGGCGGTTAAACTGAGCGATTTTTCCCGTGTGAAGGGGAACTTCTCGTTCAGAACACAATTCCGCATGACGCAGCTCCAACATCGCTCTTTCGAGGAATTTCGCATCATAATACTGTGCGATTTCAGCGCTGTTGAAGCCGTTAGTGGTTTTTGTTACTACATCTGCCATTTGTTTTAAAGACTAGCTGAGGATTGATTCAAGGTAGGAGATCCGTTCTTTTATCGGCAAGGCCTCAATTTCTTGAGGGGTAAGCTTGCCTTTGGACGGAGCCGCGCTTGCCACAGAAGCCTGTGTGTTAGTTTTTTGCTCAATCTTCTTGTAAGCGCTCTGTTGTCCGTGTTTGATGGCCTGTCCGAAGTATTCGTCGGCAATCTGCTCGTAAGGTTTGTCTGTTTCCAGATTCATCCCGATGTGGAGCAGTTTTGTCCTTAAATGGTGCGTACTCTGGATTTTGACCTATGAAGCCGTCCAGGGCTTTTTGCTCCTCCTGTAAAGCGATTTGCTGTTGGAGGGTCTGCACTTGTTCTTGGAGCGGTGCGAGGGGGTTTTCGGCGTAATACTGCTGCCTTTCGGCTTGGCTGTTTCGCTCGACTATTTCCGCAAACCTTTCGGCTGTGACGCCGTATTTTTGCTCGATTAGTTCGGCTACTTTGGCTTTTTGTGAGGTCTTTCCTATAAGGCTTTGAGCCTCTTGGTAAGACTTCCACACGTCTTCCGCCGTCTTTCCCTTGAACCTTGGGTCACTTTCCCACGGCTGAGTGCTACCTGCTTGGGTTGATTCTGGGGCGCTAACCGCAGTTTCAGCTTCTACAGGCTGGGTCTCGACGGTGGATTGTTCCTGAGAAGAAGTAGCGCCTTCTGCTCCTGCGGAGTCCGCCGTTGGTTGGAGATTGTCCATTTTGTTTAGATTGTTAATGAACGGTCGGCTGTTTAAAATTGACCGCTCGGAGAGAAAGCCCTTAGGCTTCCTTATCCAATTTTTCAATTTCTGCTTTTAAGTGGATGATTCTCTGCCCCAGTGTCTCTTTGTCCAGAATGTTCAAGACTTTCTTATATGCCTTGGCCTTTCCCTTGAGAGTAGCCATCTCTCTTAAGGATTCGCATTCGTAAGCCGGTGCTAGTTTTTCCAGTTCGTCCTTGATCTTGGAGAGTATGTGTTCCTCGAAGATTTCGGAGGTTATGGCCGAATAGAGGGCCGTCAATTCGTCGAGTTCCTTTTCCATTATTGTGCATAAACTGCGCTATTTATTCCTTGCTGGGTAGATTGTCCTTCTATGTCCGGCAGGGCCTCTCCGTCCATCGGGGCTCCCATTTGGGGTATCGGCTGTCCGGTCATCGGGTCCACCTGTTGCATCGGGGCCTCACTTCCTACCAGCTCGTCTATGCTCTGGATTCCTCTTAGGCGGTAAATCTCCCTGACGTTCGCCCTAAATTCGGTATTGGTTATCTTGTCGGCAATGATGTTGAGAAGGTCTATCATCTGCTTAGATACGATGTCCTTGTTCTGGTGCATGATAGTGTCCCCCTTGATTCTCACGTTCCACATCATTTCAGGAGCTAACTGCTTCAATAGTCCGAAGATGGATTCTCTGGATTCCTGCGGGAAGATTCGCAGGATTGGCGAGTTCATGTCTTGGAGATTTTCAACTTCCATCAGCATGGTCTTTTTGCCCAATCCGCTCATGGCGTCTTTAAGTCTTCTTCTTACCAGCTCGAATCTGTTGGAAGAGTTTGATTGCGCCATCTGGTCTTGACCGAGGGTGGAATTGCTGCTGCTTCCCTGTAAAAGGTCGTTGGCTCCACTGGCTCTCTTATGTTCATCGTCGACTCTTCCCAAAACCTCGAAAGCGCTTTGTTTGATGTCGGTTATCTGGATTTCCTCCACATCGTCCTTGTCGTCCCTTTCGATGAATCCTCCCGGTTTGGCTACTAATTGGTTGGGGTTGATTTTCGCACCTCTCTTTATTGAAAACATCTTGTTGATCACGAGATGGAGGTTGTCGATTATCTCATTGAACATGTCATAGTACATGGCCTGCAAGTCTTTGGTGTTCTGTCCGATTCCCCTGCCGTAGAACCTGTTCGGAAGCGGGTCTTCCTCGAAAATAAACTTCTCATAAGGTATGAAGCCGTAAGGATTCGGCTCGTCTCGCAGAAGGACAGGCTCTTTCCCGTTGGCTACGGTGATAATCCGGTCATCGCTCCAACGCTCGAATATCTCTACCGTGTCCATGCCACTTTTCAGTTGCATTTGATTGTCAACGTCCGTGTCATTTAGTTTGGAGCTGTCGTATGGGTTGGAGGTCGTGTTGCCTCCTGCCGTGAGCTGTTCGGTGTTCTTGTAATAGGAAACCTTTTTGGCTTTCTCCAAAGGCATCGTTATCCTTTCGATGACGCTCACCTGGTCTTCGATGGCCGCTACGGTAGGGTCAACGAAGATGTCCATGATATTGGGCACTTCCCACTTCGGCATGTCTGCCACAGGCGTTCTTGTACCGTCTGGGTTCGGTTTGGTGTCGAACTTCCAGCAAGCCTTGATAAGGGATGTTCCCAGAAGCGTTCCTTGTCCAACCCATTTGGATACTTGGTCGAAAGCCTGTAGGTCGTTGTCCATGCGATAGTTGGCAATCTTTTCCAGCTGTTCGGAAATAAATTTGTCCTCGTCTCCCACCCCTCCGATTTCCAGTTCAGGGTTCCCGCTGAAGATGAAAGGGATGATATAGGAAAGCTCCGTCCTCATCTTGGGAATGAATTTCTTAGACTTCCAAGGATAGGCACGGTCAGTCATCTTGCCGTTGTAAGCGTCCCAAATGACCCCCACTTCGGTCCTCCAGGTCTGGGTCGCACTTTCATATAGACCCTTTTCTTTCATCACCAAAGCGACCGCTTCTTTGGTCTTTTGTTCTTCGCTCTCTTGAGTTGGCTCTAAAACTTCTTCGGTTTTTTGTGTTTCCATTATGTTGTTCTAAAAGCTGTGCCGTAATGATTTATATATTCCCCATAATCTTCGGGTTCGTAGGCTTTGTAAGAGCTGAGTCCGTACCGGATGGCGTCCATAGCGTCTGACATGAAATGGTCCGGCTCGTTCAGCGTTTTTCCTTCTTTGTCCACCTTCCAAAGGTAATTCCTGTAAGACTTGATGGTGTTGGTGCTCCGCTTGGTGACGCTAATCCTTTGGTCTTGAACGAACTGTATTCCCTGAGTTACCGACCCTTGTCCCTTCAATGCCCCTATGATGTTTATGCCGTAACTTTTAATCTCATCGATGCTTTTAGGTTCCGCGCTGTCGGCTACCACGAGGGCAGGGGGTTGGTTCTTGAGGATGTCGGCTATCTCCCTGTTACTTAAGCCTTTCTGGTGGGTTATCTCGTCAATGACGAATCCTCCGTTATATCTGTAAATCGCCTCTATCACCGTTGGATCGTTGGAATATCCGAAGTCCAGTCCGTATCTTTCCAATCTGGCTTCATGCGGTATCTCGTCTGTAATCTGCCAATCTTTGTAAATCTTGCCCTCTACCTCTCCAAGCTGTCCTTCTCCGTAAACCTTCCACCAATTCTTATTCTCCTTTCTCTGTTCTATCGAGGCTATGATTTCAGGGCTTAACGCTTCATTGTCTTTGTAAGTTAATGTTATATGTTCGTAATCGGTCCTCTTGTTAAGGACTTCCGTGTAAAACCAGAATTCGTTAGTGGGATTCCAATCGAGGAAGATGAATTCCTTGGTCCTTACTTCCAATTGGTCGAATGCCTCGAAGGGAACGTTGTTGGCTTCGTTGATGAAAAGCCGGTGTCTCCTTGGTCCTCTTACCTTACTTGGCTGGTCTACTGAGAAAAACTCTATCTTGCTTCCGGTCTCGAACGTATAGGTGTAGTCCGTCTTGTTCCAATTCGTATCCTTGAAGTATCGGTGTTCCTGCATGATGTTCAGAAAATCCCTCATCGCTCCTCTCTTGAGGTGGGGGAAACTTTCGGAAACTATGCTGGTCAGGGTGGGCTCTTTGTCGGATTGCGCCAGGTGTATCAGGTAAAGGACGATTGAGATTGTCTTGCTTGCACTTGTACCGCCCTGAATAGCCCTAATCCTCTTGCTTAGTTTCGTTATCTTTTTCGTCGCGGTGTTGTAACTGTACGGCATTGAATAATATTGGTAATGGTTTACCGTCTTCGTCTATCTCTCCGGTCAATTGCGTAGGCAAAACCTTATCTACTATTTTCGGCAATAGTTTGGTGGTTATTTCCATTTTCTTCTTTTCGTCGTCTCCGTCTAAAATCATCTTTACAAAAGCGAACATCTTCGGAGTTATTTCCCCAAGGTATTCCTTTATCTTTAGTTCTTCGTAATATCCTTTTCTTGCCATATTTTCAGTTTAATTTCCGCTAACGGCTTACTTAAGCCTTAAAATCAATCCATCTGTGAACATATTTATCTGACTACGAATAATATTAATATCAGTCCGGCTCCTACCAATGACAGAAGTATTTCTTGTCTTGATAGTCCTGTTCCTTGGAGTCTTCTGTATATCGCGAAAGCAAGTAAGGCGGCGATGGCTAATAAAACGAAACCGACTACATAGGGCAGGATGAATTTCAGTATCAGATAGGTGAATCCGAGATTCGTTAGGTTCGTTCCTGTTTCTAAACTTATGTCCATCTTTTTCCGTTGATTATCATGCTTATTGAAGACCTGCTGACGCTATACTTTTTTGCTAAATCTTTCTGGTAAATATTTCCCCCTCTATACTCCTCTCTTAGTGCATTAACATTTATCTGAGTCAGTTTGTGCACGGGAGCGTTTTCCCCTTTAACATTTCTTCTTTCCCTTAAATACATATCCTTTATGTTTTTGCTTTGCGTTCCTATCTCTAGATGATCTGGATTTACACATCTGGCGTTGTCGCACTTGTGAAGCACAAGCATTCCTTTTGGAATTTCGTTTTTGTGTAATTCGTAGGAGTATCTATGACTTAAGTGCCTCTTTCCGTTTGCTGAAAATTCTCCGTAGCCTAGCTTTCCCTTGCTACTTTTTAACCATAACCAGCAACCTTCTTCATCTACTTCAAAACATTGATAGAACTTCTCCTTGTATTTTTCAGGAGATAAAACTGGTCGAGCCATTTAATTTTTTGTCTCTATCCTTCGATAACCCTCTTGTAAGTAGTTATCGAGAGGTGGAGACATACAAGAGTTATTTGATTGTTTATTCTAGTGTGAATTGGTCCATGCTATTGACTTATTCTATGGATATGCTATAATTAAAATATAATAATAATCAAGCGTTGGGTGATCGCTGTACTCTCAATGAGGTTTCAAACAAAGCTCGCAATCGAGATTTACCGCAGAAAAGCCTTAAAACTGATAATGTATTCCTTATTTGTCTTTATGTTCGTCCATGCTATCCATACTCAGTTAGCTTCAGCAAGGACGATGTTCTTTGAGAATCAGCCGGTAGAGGAGGTCTTAGAGGAAATAGCGGAGCCGGTTGCCGAAACTTTGGATAACTCACAGGAGTGGATTACTGAAAGTTCCGCCAAACCTTTAACGCTC